GATGACGGAGATGGCGGTCAAGAACCCAGATTTAGTTGTAATGTAGTTCTTCAAAAAAGAGGAGATGCCTTTAAAACTGTAATGGCTCTCAGTTCTGTGATGAGAGGTATGACATTCTGGAGTGCAGGATCTCTTACTCTCACTCAAGATAGACCTACAGATCCTAGTTATCTTTTCAATCTGTCAAATGTAACTGCGGAAGGATTTATTTATTCTGGAACGAGTTTAAAAACAAGATCCACTGTTGTATCTGTGTCTTACTTTGACATGGAAAATCAGGAATTAAATTTTGAAACTGTTGAAGATACTACTGCTAAAAATAAATACGGAATTATTCATAAGAAAATTTCTGGATTTGCGACTACATCAAGGAATCAAGCTAGAAGATTAGGACGATTTGTTCTTTTTGAGGAACAAAATTCTACTGAAACTATTAGTTTTGCAACAGGATTAGCGGAAGGAGTGATTGTTAGACCAGGACAGGTCATTGAAGTAAGTGATCCAGTAAGAGCAGGACTTAGAAGGGGTGGCAGAATTAGTGCTGCAACAACAAATACGGTGACAGTAGATAATACATCCGATACTGATTTAGACGCTACAAACAGTCCAACAATCAGTGTAATAATGCCTGATGGAACGGTAAGCACTAAGAATGTAGCTTCGATAAGTGGGGCAGTAATAACACTTGCTAGTGGCGAAAATTTTCAGATGAAAGATTCAAATGGGAATTTAGTTAATACAGCACCTAATATTAATAGTGTTTGGATCTTACAAAATACAACTTTACAGACTACTCAATGGAGAGTTGTAGGAATTACTGAAGATAAGGATAATTATGCAGTAACAGCAGCAGCATATAACGCAGGGAAATATGCGTTTATTGAAGATGGTTCTCCACTCCCTGTTCGTAATATTACGGTATTAAATGAATTGGTTGATCCTCCTGGTGCACCTAATGTTGTAGAAGAATTTTTCACAGAAGGCACTACTGCAAGAACAAGATTAAATATAGACTTTAACCCCGTTCCAAGGGCTATAGAGTATGAACTTAATTACAGATTAGATGATGGTAATTTTATAACCCTTAGATCAAAAAGCACAGAATTTCAGATATTAGATTCGTTACAGGGTGAATATGTATTTGAATTATCTAGTATAAACTCTTCACTTGAACCTTCTGCACAACCAACAACTTTTACCTTTAACGCTGTTGGAAAGACTGCTATACCAGGAGATGTTACTGGTCTTACAGGAGAACCGATAAGTGATAAGTTAGTGAGATTACGCTGGAACTTATCTACTGATTTAGATGTTACTCATGGTGGTCGTGTTTATGTAAGACATTCTACGAAAACTGATGGTACTGCAACATTTTCAGATGCTACAGACTTGGTGGAAGCTTTAGCAGGAAATACTACAACTGCTGAAGTTCCTTATTTAGAAGGAGAGTATATTCTAAAGTTTCAAGATGATGGAGGTAGGTTTAGTGCTGGTGAAGCAAGTGTTATTTTAGATTTACCTGATAATCTTGCACCTTTAGTAGCTTTAACAAGAAGAGAAGATTTAGATGTTCCTAAGTTTCAAGGTGTCAAAACTAATGTAGCTTTTGATGCTACTACTAATTCTCTAAACCTATCTGGTCTTGGAGAGTTTGATAGTATTGCAGATTTTGATGCTGTTGGTTCTTTAGATGATATTGGAGGTATTGCACCGTTAGGTAATTATGAGTTTGGCGGTGCTCCTGGTACAGCTTTCTTAGACTTGGGAAGTGTATTCAGTCTTGATTTAAAACGTCATTTCTTAACAGAAGCATTTTTCCCTTCTGATTTATTTGATTCGATTTCTGATGTAGATGCAAGAGTTGATTTTGATGGTGCTACTGCTACTAAGGTAAATGCGGAAATGTTGGTTGCAGTCACACAAGATGATCCCACTTCTGGATCGCCTACATATACTCCATTTCAAACTTTTGCCAACGGAACATATAAAGGTAGAGGTTTTAAATTTAAAGTGAATTTAACAAGTGATGATCCTGACCAAGACATAAGAGTATTTCAATTGGGTTATACAGCATCGTTCCAAAGAAGAACTGAACAGAGTATAGGAACTATCGCTTCTGGAGCAGGAGCAAAAGCGGTTACGTTCCAACATCCTTTCTTCACTGGTACGTCAGCTATAGGGGGAGTTAATAGTAATCCACCTTCTGTTGCTGTTCAACCTATAGGAAGTTTTGCTTCAGGTGATTACTTTGAAATCACGAATGTTAATAATACAGGTTTTACTGTTCACTTTAAAAACTCATCAAATGCTTCGATTAACAGAGATTTTACTTATCAAGCTGTCGGATTTGGTAAGGGGTGATAAAATAAAATAAAATATTGTAAAAATGGCAAGAGTCAATAGTACAACTAAAGAAACGAACAATAATTTTAATGTAGCCAATGGAACGGGTGCTGCGGTTCGTGCAGGAATAAATGATATTTTTACAGCATTAAGAACAATAAATTCAGCAAGTGGAGATCCATCTGGAGTAGGAAATGTAGTTCAGTTTCAACCACACATAGATTCATCAACTAATTTACTGAAGATTTGTACTTCTGTTTCATCTGGAACAGGTCAATTTAAGGTTATCGGAAACGTTACTCAAGATTTTTTAGGCTTAGTTAATGCAGCAACACCTACGATGACAGGTGATGTAACCATGTCATCTACTGGGTTTTTAAAAATACCTGTTGGAACGGATGCACAACAGCCTGGGCAATCTGGTCAACCAGCAGTAGCAGTAGGACAATTAAGATATAATTCAGATCAAAATAGATTTGAAGGATATAAGAATACAGGTTGGGGAGAAATTGGTGGAGGTGCTGGAGCTACTGGAGGAGGAACAGATCAGGTATTTGTTGAAACGGGTCAAAATGTTACAGAGGACTATACTTTATCTGCTGGTAAAAATGCGATGACAGTATCACCTACAATAGCTAATAATAAAACCATAACCGTGCCAAACGGTGCAACCCTTGTTATCTTATAGTTATGCCAATAGGAATTAACGGAAACGGAACTATTACAGGAGTCACGGTAGGAGGACTACCTGACGGTATTGTTGATACCGATATGCTTGCTGCTAACGCTGTTAGCTCTACAAAACTAGCTAGTGGTGTTGGCGGTAAAATTCTTCAAGTTGTTCAAACGGTTAAGACAGATACATTCAGTTATAATGCAACAGCTTTTACAGATCTTACAGGTCTTTCAGCTTCAATCACTCCTAGTTCTACTAATAATAAAATTTTAATTGATGCTCGTATATATATAAGTCAGGGAGTAGCAAATGGCACAACTACAACAAAATTAAATTTTGTTCGTGGAAGTACAACTATAGCCCAACCTAGTGGTTCACAAGGACATCCTGCAACTTTTATGTCTTGGGGAAATAATAACTATATGAACGCACGTTCAATGAATTTTTTAGATTCTCCAGCTACAACTAATGCAACAACATATAAGGTGCAAGTTGGTGGCGATGGTACGGCATCTACCATTTATGTTAATAGATATTATGCTGGTAATTCGTATCACGGAATAAGTACCTTAACTCTTATGGAGGTAGTAGCATGAGCCAGATCAAATTAAAACATAGCGGTGGTAATTCAGTAATCATAGCTGCACCAGATAGTAACCCTGCATCTGATCGCACTCTTAAATTACCTAGTGATGGTGATGGTACTATCCTTACTACAAACTCATCTGTAGGTAAATTAGTAAATTATTCTCATACTTTAAAAACTGATACCTTTAGTGCAAGTGTTGGTCAAGGTGCTGTTAGCGGTGATGCTATTTCAGTTTCACATACTGCAAGCAGCACTAATAATAAATTATTAATTTCTTATAGCCTAACGTGCGGAAGTGATTTAAATGGATTAATGATATTTTCATATTTATATATAGGAGGTTCACCTTCAACTGCTAGAGGTGATGCTGCTGGAAGTAGGGTAAGAGCAACTACTGGTGCTTTATCAGACACACAAAAAGCATATAATCAAAGTTTTCAAACCATAATCCAAGCAGCAAGTACAAATGCGACAACTTACTCAGTTAGATTAGGTCAAGCAAATAATGGAACAAATGTAGTTTATTTAAATCACAGTTATGATTCAACTGATGCTAATTATATAGCAAGAACTGCTTCAAGTATTCAAGTTTTGGAGTTAGAGCCAAACACTTGATGCTAAGTTAAAATTATTGTAAAACGGAGTTTTTTTTTTATGGATCACGAAGCGATTTACAAAGCATACGCAGGAACAGTTGTTACTATTGATGACTCTGCTGGAGCGTTCGATGCTGACGGTAATAAAGTCACACTAGATGATGCAAAGGTAGCAGCAGCCAGAAAAGCTTTAGACGATGCAGCAGCAGCTATAAAGTATAAGTCAGATCGGACCACCAATGGATCTACAATCTATGCTTCCATAGGAGATCAGTTGGATATGTTATATAAAGATATAGTAGCTGGAAAATTGGATACCACTGGAACGTGGGCTACTCACATTAAAGCTGTAAAGGACGCTAATCCAAAACCATGAGTACACTAAAAGTTGCCAACATAAAGCATGAGACAAGTGGGATCAATACCCTTGTTTTTGATAACGGTGGAACGTCTGGTGGTAACGGTAGGGTTACGACAAAAGGAACTATTGGAGAAGTTTCTGCTTTAGGAAATAAGACAGGTGATATTACTTTAGATTTTAAGACTGCAAATAATTTTTCAATGACCTTAACAGGTACTAGCGTTTTAAAGAATCCTACAACTTTAGTAGCTGGTCAAAGCGG